GAATTATCGCTGGCTGAATTATCCTGGTGGGCGGTCTGCAATCAGGTGGCGGACGCGCTACCAGAGGCAGCATTACGCCGTTCGCTGGGGTTGCGTGCGGAAAAAATCCGCTCAATGTACCGTGAAAGCGACATCGTACCGGGAGAGCAGACCGCCACCAGCATACTGAAGCAGCGCACAAAAAATATTGCGCCGTTGCCTCACGCCCACCAGCAACAGAATCCACCACAGGAAAAGACGGTGGTCAGCATTGCCGTTGATCCGGAGTCACCGGCTCAGTATCTCCAGCGCCAGAAACCACAACGGGAAGAGATGCCTGTATACACGCGTTGGGTAAAAACGCAGAAATGCATGACGTGTGGCAATCAGGCAGATGATCCGCATCACATCATGGGTCATGGACTGGGAGGGATGGGAACAAAGGCTGATGATTTGTTTGTTATTCCGCTGTGCCGTAAATGCCATAGCGAACTACACGCCGGGGTAAAAGATTTTGAAGAAAAACACGGCAGCCAGCTGTTGTTGCTGATTCGTTTTTTAATGCACGCGAGAAATTCGGGTGTCCTGAAGTGGAAAGCATGAATGACTGAACGCATAGAATTTGTTTTGCCTTACCCGCCAACGGTGAACACTTACTGGCGACGTCGTGGCAGCACATATTTTGTATCAAAAGCCGGTGAGCGTTATCGCCGTGATGTGGCGCTTATTGTTCGCCAGCAGCGACTGAAATTAAACCTGTCCGGACGGCTGGCGATAAAGATTATTGCAGAGCCACCGGATAAACGTCGTCGTGACCTGGACAATATCCTGAAAGCACCACTGGATGCGCTGACGCATGCCGGACTTCTCATAGACGACGAGCAGTTTGATGAAATCAATATTGTGCGCGGTCAGCTCGTTCCTGGGGGGCGGCTGGGCGTGAAGATTTACAAAATTGAGAGTGAGTGATCGTAAATATGATATACCCGGAAATTACAGGCAAAAGCGGCGAGCATTTACGTCTAAAAACGCTGGAAGCCGTCTGGATCCAGGGGAAATTACGGATGTGGGGGCGTTGGTCGTACATAGGTGGTGGCAAACCAGGAAATATGTTCAATCAGTTGCTGGCATCCAAAACACTTACAAAAACTGCGATCAATGAAGCTCTGCGCAGAATAAAAAAATCAGGGATTGATAAAACTGAGCTGGAAGCGTTTTTGCGTGAGATGATCAACAGCAAGCAAAAGAGCGGGCTGGCTTATTGTACTGATGCCGAGGCGTTATGTATCGATCGGGTAATTAGTGAAGTGTTGGCAGAGCATCCGGGATTGATTTGTATCCTCCGACAAAGATATGAAGGGCTGGGTATGAGCAAGCTGAAAATGGCAGAACAGTTAAAAAAGAATCACCCTGACTGGAGCCTGAAAACTTGTAGAAATCGCATTGATGTTTGGTTGGCGATGGCTGAAACCATGCTTTTCCTTCCAATGTGCGTGGCACTTCGGTGCTTTTCTGATAACTGATGATAGAAGTGCATCAGCTATCAATCTTGTTGACGTTCATCAAGGTCTGGACAATACTTACGTTAAGTTCCAACATATGGAAGATAAGAATGATATTTACACGATTGAGATTTATCAATTTGTACGCTTTTGAGGATGCAGAGCTTAACCTGTCCTATCCAAGGAAACCTGTAAACATGCCTCTTGATGGGGAGTTTTTGGCTGGACGGCCTAAATTTTACTATAAAAAAGTCTGTATCATAACGGGGGGAAATGCTTCAGGTAAGACGTCACTAGGGCGAATTCTTTGTGGAATTCAGGTGTTTCTAAGAACCAAAGAGTTGCGGAGTAATCTGCGAGTGAATAATAAAAATAATGATGCTTCGTTTGAAGTGGACTTTGCTACGGAGGATCATTTTCATCATCGTTTGTATGTACGCTTTGCTACCAGTGAAGGCGGAGCGCACATAATCAAAGAAATTAAATATGGTTTTGTTCAAATAGCATTAAATGATTCTTGCCATAAAACCACAGAAAAACTGAATCAACTCTTTTCTGGAAGGGCCCCAGAAGATACAGAATATTTTTTTCAGGAACTAGCTACTGATAGCGAACCAGTTGTATTGGAGTTTTTCAAGCAACTTAAGTTTTTTGGTGGATGGTACTATTTGTTGTCTGAAACTAAAGAGAGTACCACTGCAATTTCAGGAATGAATAAAAATATTCTTGAAAGGATAATTCGCACTTTCGATTCAAGTATTATAGGAGTTACCGAGATGCTGGAGTCTGAAAGTGACGGGGATGAAAATAAATCATCTGCGGTTTATCTGATTAAATTTAAAAACTCTGATTCTCTTGTCGTTACCAGTAAAGGTGAAATAATTAACTCAGACCGTCTTTCTCGAGGAACATACGAGGCAGTGACGGTAGCGCATTTTATAAGCGCTATTATCTCTGATTGTGAAAGACTAGGTAAGCAATCTCTAATACCATCAATGACTTATTTTCTTGACGAGAAATTGGCTTATACACATTCAGAGTTAGAGCGTATGATTGTGGCGCTGATTATATCTAATTTGAAAGAAAATACTCAGTTTTTCTATACAACGCATAACATGGATATTTTTGAGTTGGATCTGCCTGTTCACTCGTTCATTTTTATTAAAAAAACGAAAGACTATTCGGAGTTTGTTGAAGCAAATTCAGTTGTTAAAAAAAATGACCGTAGCATGCGAAACGCTGTTGAGAGAGATGTCTTTGGTGTCTTACCTGACACATCATTAGTATCGGAGCTACTCTGATGGCGGGGTTGTCTAAAATAAGAATAATTTTTGTCGAAGGTGAAACAGAAAACTCTCTTTTTCTGAAGATGAAACAACAGAGAGTTATTGATGCCAAATCAATTGTAAAAAGAAACTTTTGGCAAGAGAGCATAAGAAATTATGCGATTACTATTCCGAAGGGAAGTGATATACTAATTGTCTTTGATAGTGATGAAGTGGAGCAATCTGCAAGATTCATTGAAAATGTAAAGTTCCTTAAAAACAGAGGGCATAAAGTTTATCTTTTGCAGCAGAAAAGAAATTTTGAGGAGGAGTTGGCCTGGTGTTGCGGAATTCCTGTAAAAAAACTAATTGCTGGGTTCTGTGCAAAAAAAACATCGGGTATAAATGATTTCAAGAGAGATTTTATTGCTTGTAACAATCAACTTTCAAAGTTACTGAAAATGGGCATGCAGGAAACTAAGTGGTTTACAAGAGATTTACATGCTGTATTGGAGCCTGTTGCAAGTTTTAAGTCATCTTTTTCTAAACATTTCAGGTTAACAAGATGATTTATTTTCTTTTTTGTTCAGCTGATTGTTTTTGTTTGTAAAATGTCTTGATTTTTTGCCAATAAACTGTTTCAATCCAGCTACGCTTCGCAAAGCTGTACCGCGAGGCGAATAGCAGACATGGACACCTGAAAGAATCCGCTTTATGCGAGTTTTTTTATGCCTGAAAAACGGCACAGAACATTAAACGCGCTGGTAGTTGTGAATACTGGTCTTTCAGCTTGCTGGCTTTTTCGACAAGAGGTATTGGTATATCACGTTAACCAGAAAAGGGGAAAAGGCATGCTAAAACAGCAGGATATGACCGAAACCGCCAGAGTGGTGTTTAATGAATTAAGCGTCACCGAACCGGCGACCGTCGGGGAAATTGCGCAGAATACTTACCTTTCACGCGAACGCTGCCAGTTAATACTGACTCAGCTTGTTATGGCGGGTCTGGCAGATTATCAGTTCGGTTGTTACAGACGCCTTCCTCAGTGAAGGTTTTTTAATTTGTGGTAATGGGCGGCTGGTGGGTGTTAGCGGCACCTGCCAGCCATCTGCTCATGCGTTGGGGTCACAAGCAAACCTCAGGCCCATCTGCTTTGCGCAAAAGCGGTATGAGCCTATCAGAGAAGTGCTTATTGATCTATGGCCAATACTGTAAAAATATCCAGTTGTGAGTTAATCAACGCTGATTGCCTGGAATTTATCCAGACCTTACCGGAAAATTCTGTCGATCTGATAGTCACAGACCCGCCATACTTTAAAGTGAAGCCCGAGGGCTGGGATAACCAGTGGGAGGGCGACGATGATTACCTGAAATGGCTGGACCAGTGTCTGGCGCAGTTCTGGCGGGTACTGAAGCCTACCGGAAGTCTTTACCTGTTCTGTGGTCATCGCCTGGCATCTGACACCGAAATCATGATGCGTGAGCGCTTTAATGTGCTGAACCACATTATCTGGGCGAAGCCGTCCGGACGCTGGAACGGGTGCAATAAGGAAAGTCTGCGGGCGTATTTTCCGGCAACAGAGCGCATTCTGTTTGCAGAACATTATCAGGGACCGTATCGCCCGAAAGATGATGGCTATGTGGCACAGGGGCGCGAGCTAAAACAGCACGTCATGGCCCCGCTGATTTCTTACTTTCGTGATGCGCGTAAATCACTGGGAATAACGTCAAAACAGATAGCGGAAGCCACCGGAAAGAAAAACATGGCTTCGCACTGGTTTGGTACCAGTCAGTGGCAGTTACCGAACGAGGGTGATTACAACAAATTGCAGGCGTTGTTTGCGCGTGTTGCGGCAGAAAAACATCAGCGCGGGGAACTGGAAAAGCCACACCACCAGCTGGTCAGCACATACAGTGAGCTGAACCGGCAGTATACGGAACTGCTGAGTGAATATAAAAATTTGCGGCGGTATTTCGGTGTGACGGCGCAGGTTCCGTACACCGATGTCTGGACGCATAAACCGGTGCAGTACTATCCAGGGAAACATCCGTGCGAAAAACCGGCAGAAATGCTGCAGCAGATAATCAACGCGAGCAGTCGTCCGGGAGACCTGGTTGCAGATTTTTTTATGGGTTCAGGTTCAACGGTAAAAGCGGCGATGGCACTGGGGCGTTGTGCGATTGGTGTTGAGCTGGAGACAGGACGTTTTGAACAGACAGTCAGGGAAGTTCAGGATTTAATCGTTTGAAACGGATGAGATTGCAGAATTAATTACGCACCATTATTATTCTGCTCCCGGCCCTTTAGCTCAGTGGTGAGAGCGAGCGACTCATAATCGCCAGGTCGCTGGTTCAAATCCAGCAAGGGCCACCATCACATACCGCCATTAGCTCATCAGGATAGAGCGCCAGCCTTCGAAGCTGGTTGCGCGGGGTTCGAGTCCTCGATGGCGGTCCATTATCTGTACCCTGCGTTGTTAGCTCAGCCGGACAGAGCAATTGCCTTCTAAGCAATCGGTCACTGGTTCGAATCCAGTACAACGCGCCACGCTTATTTTTCCAGGCTCGCTTTGGCGGGTCTTTTTCATATCCGCGTCACGTCAGGCGCACATCAAACAAACACAGAATCTTTCAGGGGCGGGGTAGTCAGTGTGACGTTCTCTGGAGACCTGTCACTTCCGGGGATAGGTGTTTTTACGGGCTGCTGGTGGCCCTTTTTTATTTACAGGAGAAAGAAGTATGTCTGAACCCTTATCCGGTTCCGGTACGGCTGCGGCGCTCGGCGGGGCGACGGTATTCGGGCTGTTTACCGGAACGGATTTCGGGATTGTGTTTGGTGCATTCGCCGGGGCGTTGTTCGTGGCCACGATGCCGCAGGCGTTTTCAGGCTGGCGAGTGGCAGCACATTTTCTGGTGTCATTTATTGTTGGCGTGCTGGGTGCACGTGCGTTGTCAGCCTGGGTTGCATCAAAAACAGGTTATGACGGTACATCGGCGGATGCACTGTGTGCGGTGCTGGTGTCAGTGATGTCGGTAAAGATTCTGGCATTCATCCACCAGCAGGATATTGCAGCGCTGATATCCGGTTTGTTCTCCCGCCTGCGGAGTGGAGGTGGTGGCAATGCCAGATAACCTTTCTGAATTACTGAACGTGGCGTTATGCACGGTTATCGTGCTGACGCTCTTTTTTTATCGTCGCCGTGATTCCAGACATAAACCGCTGGTGTCATGGCTGGCCTGGC